TTAAAATCCGAAGCAGCGTTTAACTGTTAGGTGGTCAGCTTTACCTAAGGCTGAGCGGTAACTTCATTCGATACGGGGAGGCACAAAGAAGTGTTGCCCTAGCTAAAGATGATTTTATCTTCTGATGCAAAACTCCATTAACACAATGTCAGTACAAACACAGAAACCAGGTCCCGACCCTGCCATAAAACGGAAACATTTGGAGCATTCTCATTGTTCTTCTGGAAGTGATGAATCCAGGGGAGTTCCATTGCAGTCACACATGGACGCAGGCAGTAGTTCTGGTCTAAGCACAAATGGTGCGCGCGTTAAACACCTTTTGCTAAAAGCGCACAACAAAAAGAAAGGACATACGAAATCCGATAAACGTAACAAGCCAGTTGGCGGAAACCAACATAACAAAACTTCTAGTGCTGGCAGCACTGAAAAGCTCACAACCGCGGGTATTAATGAATACAAGAGAACCGTGTGGTATGTTAGAGCCGTGGAAAAGGGCTTCAAGAACCAGGCAGCCTTAGATCGCTTTAATGAAGTGGTCACCACAATGGGGGATTCGATTGACCCCCGATCAGCACCAGTCTGCGAATGGTGCGGTCATTCGGACTTGACACTGTGCAGCTGTTTGATAACAGATGCTGCCAATGCAGTGCATGTCGACGTAGTCGATGACGTTTTGGTCTTGCCCTTGGGAGGCGCCAACAACCTGTGGAGGTTCATGTGGGTCGATAGGATCCGCAGAATGTTCATTCGACCATCGTATAATCCAGCCAACAACATCAACCACAACATCGGTTGGTTTGGCAATCAGGATTTGCCCGAAGATAACATGTTACTGGCCGACATGTTAGCTTACATACGTCTCAATCAACATAGTACCTACATTGTAAACAATGTGGAAGATCGCCGCGCAAAATTAGCGCATAGTAAGAAGTTAGCCCTCCGTTATTTAGACGAGAAGAAAGTGCCACTTACAGAGCGATGCCAGCCAAATGCCGTCTCACGAATACATTACACCGTGCAGAAGGCCACTGATCTCCCGGATGACAACTTTCTGTTCTCAGAAACGAACGAAAAGCATAACATCACGTCTTTTGTGAAAGCTCCGGGTATCAGTTGGAAACAAGTAATACTTGTCACCGCCATTCTATCACCAGCTTTAGTGAAATGGGGGGTACTTGCCAGCATGAAAACAAACCTGTCCCTCTGGAGCCGTTTAGCTATACTGAACGCCCGGATCTTGGCCAGTGGAAGTTGTTTAATGTTAAAGTCGCTAATCCAAACGTTTTATCGAGCCCTGCGTGCAATCGCCGCCGATATCTCGAGTGGGCCTGTCCAGCATTGTTACACCGCAATCCGACAGTGGTTATGCAGCATTGTCCGCATAACGTCTATGACTCCATCATCCATAGATACCTCAAGTCGACTCCTCAGCCGAGCTCCATTCATTGGGGGCTGGTTGAGCGCCTAATAGACAGGTTGGCAGTACGCACCGCAGACGAATACGTTCCGTTTGATGGTGCAAATTATTTAAACCGCAAAACCGGCAGAGTACGTGCGAGATACGCTGCAGCCCATAGAGATTTACTGAGAGACGGCTTTCAAATGGAAAGAGATTCAGATATCAAGGGTTTTGTGAAGTTAGAACGTTATTTCGACGAGACAAAGGCACCGCGCATGATATTGGGTAGAAATCCTAAATTCAATGTCATGTACGCACAAATCATTGAACCAATAGAAACTGCTTTCTTCAAATTAGATGAAGTAGCCAATGGAAAAGATCATCATTCCATGGGTGAAGCGTTTGCCAAAATAGCAGGCAGATGCAGGCATTTCGTAGAAAATGATATGTCAAAATATGAATCATCGCAAAGATTCACGGTCCTTAAAATAGAATTTCTCTTCTATTTCAAATTATTAAAACTTGTCGAACCGTCCACAATTCCACTACTTTATAAAGCTTATGCCATGTGCTTAGTTAATAAAGTGAAGACATCAGTTGGAGTGATGTTTTCGTTTATCCTTTGTCGTGTTTCCGGGGACTTGACTACCTCTTTAGGAAACGGCGTCATAAATTTGATCACCACGCAGTACAACCAAATCATGAACACTTGTGATTACAAAAGCTGCGGATTAGATTTATGTCAGAATCCACACTGCAGAATGAGGGATATTCTTGTGAAGGGTGACGATGGCGTATTAGGGCGCAATCCGAACCAGAAATTCGAAAATTATTACAAATGTTTCGGCCTTGATGCTAAAATCGTGCTCAAGGAATCAGCTGATGAAGTTGAATTCTGCTCAGGCGGGTTCATCGAAGTCGGCGGAGACCGTTACGTTTACGTCCAAAAGCTACAGAAACTTATAGAGTCTCTAACAACGTGCATTAATCAAGATGCTTTAGACCATGGATGGGTCAGCCAGTACTACCAAAGTCTGGGTCTCATGTACAAAGTAGTGTACAGAGACGTCCCAATCTACGAAGCCATCGCTGATTTTCTGCTTCAGACTAATCCCAAGTTAGGTGTCAACACGAACTTGGTTAGTAGCTACAATCTATTGGATGCTTACCAAGCCGAGCATCACGCTGTACCTATCGACAGCAGTACCGCACGATTATCTGTTTCACTAGTGAATCAGATGGATTATGCCGAATTAAATAGAATTGAA